CATCCTAAATCTTTCCAATCTGTAATCTTACCAAGATATACATCAGCAAGTTGTTTTTGTTTGATCTTAAGATCACAGTCATAATTGTATGCTGGAACTATTGCTCCACCAACAACAGGTATCTGTACAACTTTTCTACCACCTTCTTTAAGGTGACTATCTTTAACTGCTTTATCTGTAGCACCAAAATCTAGTGTATTAGCAAAGAATTGTCTTACACCAGCACCACTACCAGTTGCCTGATAGTTTACTTGTGTCCTTGTTTCTTTATAGTAGTCTGAAAATGTTCTTTGATAGAAAGGTGAAGGGAAAGTTGCCCCTGCTCCTGATAATCTGGTTCTTGCTTGAGCACAACCAGGTAGTGTTAAGGCAGCGAGTGCTGCTAGTCCGATAAGCCTTTTCATTTGGATCCGCTATCGTGGCCAATTATATAGACAAAAAAAGACCCCCTGCAAAGCAGAGGGTCTGATCCATCTCGAACTCCTAATATTTAGAATACGAACTTAGCACCAAGCTTACCACCGAAGTTTACGATGTCATCGCCAGCAGAATCCTCATCAGAGATTCCAGAAATCTCAGCATAAACTGAAAGATCTTCGTTAACTGCTAGTGAAGCACCTGCCTTACCAGAGAACTCAGTCTCAGTGTCATCAGCAGTTTCGCTATGAACGAATGCTGGACCACCTTGGATATAATATGCGATCTTACCTTCAGATGTAGATCCGTCGAATCCTACAGCAACGTCTGTAGTAGCACCTGTGTAGTCTCCATCAGGATATGATGCGTTAGCTTCTACATTCACATAAGGACCAGCAAAAGCGGCTGAAGAAAGTAGAAAAGGAGCAGCTGCTGCAGCAGCTAATGTTGATTTAATAGACATGATTGTTTTATTATTGTCTCGCACGGGACTAAAAAACCCCTGCGGATGATAGAACCCCCGACATGGGATTCTTGTTTGCATCTACGTAGGGGTACGATCTTTCGATTCCTTTGTATGATTTATTTATATTAACATAAGTTTACGTTATAGGTCAAGGGTCGGTTTTCACTATTGTCTTTTCTGTAATTTAAAAACACGTTCATGAAAACTTCCACCATCTACTTGAAACCACCCAGTAGCAATATACTTTGTACTCATAGGTGGATTACCTCTATGTAAATGTGTGAATGCACCTGGCCAAATAACAAGTTTACCTTTCTCAGGTTTAACTTTTTTTTGTTGATATAGAAATTCAGTTTCGCCACCTTCTTCTACATCATTAAGATATACCATCCACGCTAAAGTTCTACCAGTTTGATAATATGCAGTATCTTCTGAATGAAATCCATGATACCCCTGCATAGGTTCAGTTTTCTGCAATAAAGTTAATGATGATATAAAATTAAAATTCAACAACACGGGACAGAATTCATTGACATAATATGACAACGGTTGAGATATGGAATTGAGCAAATCAGTTGCTTCACCAGGAGCAAATGATTCCATTATTATTTGTTCATCAGAACGCCAAGGTGATCTATTTTCCGTAGATCGAACGTTTATAAATTTTGATTGTTTAAAAAATCCAAGTAACTGATCACATAATCCAATAGGAATTGCCTCTGGATATATTCCAATAAAATCATTCATATATTTTTTGCATAATATGTTCGTTAACCTCTCCATTATCCAATTGAAACCATCCAGTTGCAACATACTTTGTAGTCATAGGTGGATTACCTCTATGTACATGTGTATATGATCCTGGCCAGATAACAACAGTTCCTTTAGTTGGCTTAACTTTACGTTTTTGATACAGAAATTCAGTTTCTCCACCTTCTTCTACATCATTAAGATATACCATCCATGCCATAGTTCTGTATTGATTATTCCAAGAAGAATTTTCTTCATGAAATGAATGAAATCCTTCTGTTGGTTCAGTTTTTTGCAATAGAGTTAATGAGGATACAAGGGTGCTGTCCTGAAAAATAGGTGCTACCTTATTGATGTAAGATGATAAACAAACACCAACCATCCCAACTAAATCTTTAGATTCTTTTGGTGAAAAGGTGTCTAACATAAACTGCTTATCAGTCCTATAAGGTTTTTGATTTGTCCTACCCATATCGATAAAAACAGTTTTATCCATATATTGAACTAACCAATCACATAATTTAGGATTTGCACCATTAGGAAAAACACCTATAAAATCATCTATAGTATAATCATTATTCATCTCTTAACCTGAGCCCAGTCCATATCAAATAGATATAAACCTTTATCAGTAAGAACATGATTATACATCTTCTCAAATACTGTTGGTGGCATAGTTACTACATGAGCACCTGAAGCAAATGAATCAGATACACTCTTCACATCACGAATAGATGCTGATAAGATTTCAGTCTTATGAACATTCTGGATTGTATAGATGTCAGATATTGCTTCTATCAATTCCATACCAACGAAAGAATTATCATCAACTCTTCCCACAAATGGTGAAACATACTTTGCACCAGACTTAGCAGCAAGAATTGCTTGTGCTGCGGAGAAGATCAAGGTAACATTAACATTAACAAGATCTCTAGAAAGTTCTCTACAAACCTTCAATCCATCTGGAGTACAAGGAACTTTAATAGTTGCGTGTTCACCAAACTTACGAGAAAGACGAACACCCTCCTCAAACATAGTTCCATAATCACCCACAACTTCCATACTGATATCTTTAATACCAAGATCAATAAGTTGTTGATATACTTCTTCTGGATCTCTACCACTCTTTCTAATTAGAGTTGGGTTAGTAGTAATGCCATCAATTATACCTGTGGCATAATGCTTTTCAATAGCATCAGTATCGGCAGTATCTAAAAAGATTTTCATTTCGTTTTCTTAGTTTCTTCTGGGACTACAACTGGTTCAGTTGGTTCTTCGGGTGCAGCAGTAACTTGCTGTAGATATTCTATCACACCTTGCACCTTTAGAATTATTTCTTTTTTAGTAGCAACTTGATTATTAAGTTCTTGGACATCACTCAATAACTGCTTCTGCTGCTCTATTGCGGAATCTAAATGTGTTTGATGCTGACTATTTTGTGTCATCGGTTACACTAAATTTTATTATATATTATAACATACTTTTAGTATTTGTGTATCACATTAGCAAATGCTAAATATAGCTACAGTAAGAAATACTCAGGGATATGAAAAGATTCTTACCTATTGCTATGTTATTGATGACAGGTGCGTTGGTAGCACCATCAGCTAAAGCTGATATCACATCAAGAATGACTTCTAGTGTTCAGCTAACAGTCAATTCTGCAGCAACACAAATGAACAGAATCGGATCTTCATTTAGTATCACGGGTAATAACGTGGACACAACTGATGGAACGACAGCTAACACAATTAGTGCTGGTACTATAACTTCAGGTGTATATTCTCCTGGTACTATTGCAGCAGTACAAGATGACCCAGGCGAATCGTTCAGTTTCACTCAGTCATATACTCAAGCTGATGCGATTGATACAACTGGACCAGACATCGGTGATGTTTCGGCATACGGTGATCAATTATCTACTGCTGCTGGAAGTGCTGGATCCTTGGCTGGTACTGTCACCTCACAAGGTGCTTTGACCGTAACGGCTGGTGGAGCTGGAACTTCAGCTACTGGACAGTTTGTAACTGAGCTGACAATTAACTAGGAAACTAGGTGATGAAAAGTCTTATAACTATATTAGTGTTGTTAGGTAGTGCTGGTGCTGCAAGAGCAGTTCCAGTGGTCCCCAACTTCCAACAAGGCTCAATGACGAGTCACACCGAGACTGAATCTACGGTCACGGAAACTATAAATTCAATTGACTATAGGACAGGATGGGAATACAGCGTTACTGGGGTAGGCGTAGAAAACAATGGGCAACCCCTCAATCCCAGTGTGAGCACATCAACAGTGCAAGTAGCACCAACCGTAGGAACAGACGAAACAAGTGCAACCGCAGCAGCGACAACTTCTTCGTTCGATTCATTAAACTTCAACGGTCAAAACAACTTCACAATAGCAGAACCTGGTGGAGCCTTTCAATTTACCCAGTCATATTCTGGACCAGGAATGACCAATCAAACAGTAATACAAAGAGTAACAACAATACAAAGCGTTACCGATACAACAAGTACATTTACCCAATAAAAGCATTATGTCTATCTGCTCTGAGTGTGGTTGTGACTGCCCCTGTGAATGCACAGGGTGTAGGGGGTGTGAGTGCCACAGCGAATCCGATAGCGAACAGTTCGGGCTCAGTCACGAACCAAGCAATACAAGTTTTACAAGGTCCTTACATAACTAACACCTATGGTGGTGGTGTGCAGTGTCAAGGTAGTACGTTTAACCTTACACCGTATGTACAATATGCTGATAGTAGAAAGTGGCCTTGGGAAGATTATTATGATGAACCACAATATAATACAACTGATGCTACTGGTGAAATGGTTCCCACATATGTGACCGTCAAGAACTATCCGTGGGAAGAATGGTATGATGATAGAACTTACGTATCTGATGGAACTGATGGCAATACTGCTGGAGATGTAATTAGGTGGTTCCCTGATGGATCAGATATAAGTATCATCCAAGATATAGACAGTCCTAATGGTGTTCCTGATGTAGTTGATGCTGGTGGAGAGATGACACCATCATGGTTTAAACCTGTGCGTACTGATATGAGAGCAAACCAATCATTTAATGTTGGTCTCTCTGGCACTCTTTCTATACCACTGAATAGAAAACTAATGAGGCAATGTCATGAGGCAGCACAAAATCAAAATGAAATGGCTGCTCAACTAGTTGCTAATAAAAGATTAGACTTTGAGATCGCAAGATTAAAAAATTGTGGTGAACTCAAAAAACAAGGTATAATGTTCCATCCTAACTCACCATACTTTAGTGTATGTGCTGATGTAGTTGTTACTGCACCTGGTGGACAGATCATTCCACATGAACACCAGATACCACAACCACAGTGGACTAAACCTAATAATGAGTCTACTTCTTTGCCTTCAGAGCCTTCTTCAGAGTCTTTATTGCCTGATTCCGATCCCGTTGTTCCTCCATCCTCTCTCGAAGAGACAGAACTTTCTCCTTCTTCCCAAGTATCTGTTTTACCTTGGCAACGACCTTCTTTATCACAGGTTTCACCACCTTCAAAAGAAGGTCTGCTAGGGGTTTGGCAAGTAGGGCAGAACTTGTCGCAACCAGAGCAATAGTAGCAGTAGTAGATACAATAGGAACACTAGGTAAATATTTTTCAGCAAGACCAAGTGCTTCCCATTGTGTTTCACAAATCTTTCCGTCAGGAGTTAATTTATATCCAATAACTTTTTCCGTACCTGCCTGATTCAGGTCTCCTATTCTTCTTGCATTAGGTGGAGGACACTCTACATTTTCAGCAGTTTTCCCTGGTGTTTCAGGTGCTCCTGGAGGTTCTGGTATTTCTGGTGCAGGTGGATCTCCAGTATCAATACCTTCAGGTGTTTCATCTGAGGGAGTACCTACTGTCTGCCAACTTAGTCCTCTATAATCATAGTCTGCTGGATCGTAGTAAGGAGCACCAGCATCACACAATACTGTATTGCCTTTAGGGTCGTCATCGACCAACATCTTATTTCTTGATCTCTGCTTTACATTCTCCTTATGAACCTTCACACAACCAGGCATATTAACTATAGGAGTTCCTATAATTTCAGTAACAGGAACAACTGGAGGAATTACTGATGGAGCACCAACATCAAATACTCTAGCGTCGGCAATCTTACCCACACCAATAGGTGTTACACTTGCGTCTGTTGATTGAATACTTTGAACAAACTGTACTTTATTACCATCTACTCTTATATTATCAGCACCAGTTACTTGTATTAGATTAGTATTAGTAAATGGTATACCATTTACATTTACTGGATATACCGTATCTGCACCGTTTACTTGTACGTTATTAGTATAAGGTATACCTGCATCATTTGT